GCATTTAGTAATGTAAGTGGTTACATTCCAAGCGCAGGTGTAGTTAATGTTGTGGATAGTACAGGTGATAATAGTTACGCAGGTAAAATAGCATTTAATAATGGTACTTCTTTCTACGGTGACACAGGCGTTAATAGAGCAGTTGCACATATTTATCTTGGTACTAATACAGTACTTGATATAGATGGCACTCCATTTGGACAATCGTTCTTGCAAGGACTGTCAGGTATTTCCTCTGGTTTTCCCGGTAAGCCTAGATTGCGGGGTGAAACAATAGTAGCTATGAGTGGCGCAGTAACTTCAATTGCAACTGCTGCTGCTGGTGGAACTATAGTTAACTATCCAACTATCCAAGTAACTCAAGATAGTGGGTATGGTAGTATTAATTATGCAGCTGGTGCGTATACTGCACCGCAAGCTATGAAAGATGTTCAAGTTAATTTTCAAGTAGCCTTTGCTACAGCCGCTGCAAATGCAGATGTGTGGATTGCAATTAATGGAGCTGCAGCTTTATTTGCCAGTAAAGTAGGAGACACTGTAAAAGGTGGAACTTATGTGATACCTGTACTTGCTGCTGGTGATGTTATAACTATCCGAGCAAATACTAACACAGGAGCCTCCATTCTTCTTACTGGCGGTACAGCTAATTTCTTACGAATCAACGCTAGAACGTAATAAATAAAAAGGAAATGCTATGGGACAAATTACATTTCGAGGGAATCTATCTGCCAGAGCATTTCCTTTAATTGCAGAACAATTTGGCCGTACTGTAATTGTAGGTGGGCAGGATCAAAACTTTAATAGACAGATACAATCAGAAGCAGATATAGATAAAGATCGAGGAATACCTCAAGTATACTATTGTCACAATGTGATGCCAACTGCGGAAGGCTTACAAAGTGTAGGATATACGCAACAGACTACAATTAATTCACCTGTACCAGATACATTTAGATTTGTATATACTGCAAGAAATACTGCAGGATTGTATGTATTAGTTGGACATACTTCTGATGGAAAGAATTATGTAATTCGTCCCGGGTTTACTTTCTGGACTCAAATAAATACTATAGCTGGAGATATAGGTACAGCACAAGTAACAACTGCAAATATAAATGGACAGACTTATTTCTGTTTTGAGGGACTAGGAGTGTATTATTTAAATACTTCTATAATTCCTTACACCTTAGATAAAGTAAATCTTCTTGGTCTTCTTGATGCTAATGTGCGAGGAATTACTAGTTCTTCAGGATATCTTATTGCGTGGAGTAATACGTATGTAGGTTGGTCTAGTGCTATTGCTCACACAGTAGTAACTGATCCATTTGATTTTGTGCCTTCACTTATTACAGGTGCAGGTGGTGGTCAAATAGAATCAGCAAGAGGAGCTATTAATGTATGTGTAAATCATTATTTAGGTTTTATAATTTACACTACTAATAATGCAATTGGGGCTATGTATTCAGGGAATGCTAGATTTCCATTTAATTTCAAAGAAATCATTGGTGCAGGTGGAGTGGTAGATATTGGACTAATATCCAGTGACTCGGATGCAGGTAATCATTATGCATATACAAGTTCTGGATTGCAACTTGTTGGAATGACTAATGTATCCAGCCCAATGTCAGAAGTTACAGACTTTTTAGCTGGTAGATATTTTGAAGATTTTGATGATACAACAAAACAATTCATTCGTCAGATTTTAACAACACCGATGCGAAAAGCTATCAATGTAATCTCTGATCGTTATCTTGTAATATCTTACGGTATCAACGTAGACTTCGCAATTTTAAATCTTACTCATGCAATAGTTTACGATCTTGCACAAAAACGATTTGGTAAATTTAAAATAGATCATGTAGCTAGTTTCGAATTTGGTATTACATTATTTTCTGATCCTGAAAGAAGAGATGCACCTAGAACAAGTATTGCGTTTCTTCAAAAGAATGGAACAATTAAAACAGTTGAGTTCACAGTAGGAAATGAAACTTCTAATGGTACTCTTATATTAGGGAAGTATCAATATGTAAGAGCCAGATTGCTGCAACTGGAAGGAATAGAATTAGAAAATGTATTCCCAGCTAGTACTTTTAGTGTTAGTAACTTGTTAAGTATAGATGGAAAAAACACAGTGCTCATGCCTGTAACTGCTATTACTCCTGTAGGTAATCTCAGAACTTATGCATGCAGACAGACTGGAATTAATCATTCATTGCTGGTACAAGGTAATTTTTATATGAGTTCTTTAATACTTAAATTCAATATGCACGGGAGAAGATAATGCCAGTTACTATGAGTAGTCCAATAGAGCTTGACATTCCTCAGACTCCTGAAACAGTTGATCCAGAATTATTTAAAGAACTGGTACGAGTATATAATTCAATTCAATTACTTGCACAAGCTTTCGGAGATGTGCAACTTGGTATTGTGCTTCCAGCTGCGGCCACTGATCCTGCAACAACTATGGCACTTGTAAACGCAATAAGAACCTTATTAATAACTGCTAAGATTGGAGCCTAACATGGATAAGCCTATGGTCACTGAACATTTTTCATACAAAGAAATTTGTCATAGTGGGTATGCAGTAACTCACGGTATTGCTAATGAACCGCCACCACATTTAGATTGTGCTATTCAACATACAGCAGATGCAATGGAGCGTGTGCGTGCAGCACTAGGAAATAATAGTATTCGCATTACTAGTTGGTATCGCTCACCAGCAGTTAACAGAGCAGTAGGTTCAAAGCCAAGCAGTCAGCATACATTAGGTGAAGCTGTTGATTTCACATGTGCAGGTTATGGAACTCCGTTAGCTATCTGTAAAAGATTAATTGAGCTTCAAGACTTAATTAGATTTGATCAGCTGATTCTAGAACCTAGCTGGGTTCATATTTCTTTCACTCTCTCTGGTATCAAGCCAAGAGGTGCAGTGTTATCCTTACTTAAAACAGGTGGGTATTCCACAGGGTTAACCGATATGAAAGGAAACAAGCTATGAATCCCGTACCGCCAGTGCCAGAACTTGCAGTAGGTCGCAGAGAATATGATACACTACAAGCTGATTACATTAAAGTTAGCACTCAGCTTACTGCAATAGATGTTAAGCTTACACAGTATCAATTGAAAGTGGAAGCTGAACTCACCGCAGTAAGAGCTGAAAATAGAGAACTTTTAGACTTCTGGAAAACTGCTAAAGGTGTTAACTCTTTTGTTATGTGGCTTAGTAAGTTTTTAATTGGCGCTGGTATTATAACTGCTTTCTTCAAATGGGGACCACTTAAATGAAAGCGCTTGATTTAGTTAAGTCTGTACTTCCATGGATAGGTACAGCATTAGGTGGTCCCTTAGGTGGACTTGCTGCTGAGGCAGTAGGTAAAGCACTAGGGATGAAAGATGCTACTATTGAGAATGTAAAAAACACTCTTAGTGGAATGCCTCCGGAAGAGTTAGTTAAACTAAAATTGGCGGAATTAGAAGTACAACTTAAAATGCAAGAACTTGGTCTTAAGTCTGTATTTGATCTTGCGGAACTAGAGACTAAAATCATTGGTGAAGTTAACCAGACGATGAGAGTAGAAGCTGCTGCTGAACATTGGCCTACTTATAGCTGGAGACCATTTAATGGATTCCTGTTTGGTATTACAATTTTCTGTTCTTACTTCCTGCTTCCGCTCTTTGGAATAGAAACTCCTGAAATACCAAATGAAGTGTGGCTTACTTGGGGTGGCATACTTGGTATTGCTAGTTTCTTCCGAGGCAAAGCACAAGCTGATCCTGAAATTCCACCAGCAATACAGATACCTGCTAAGCATAAGATAGTTGAAAAAGTAATTGGTAAAATTGATTAATAGGATTGTGGTATAACTTTAGGAGAATATATTATGCCTGCAGATGGTGATCTTCCCGGTAGTGATGGATTAAAGTTTCTCAGTGATGGTGTGGGATTTATTGATGATGCAGTAAGTCTCTTTCGTGGTAAGAAGCAAACAGTAACTAATAACAATCGTAAGACATTGAATACTGTTACTAAAGAAACTGAGGAAGTGTCAGCTGAAAAAGCAATGGCATTGATGCAGCAAATTCTTGGAGGTACTCAAGGACTTGGACAACTTGCACAAGGTGAAAAAGGTGCAGGTCTTTATAATAGTACAGTTAATAAACAACTTACTAATGATCTTCTTGCTCGTACTGTTGCACAAGTTGCTTCTCTTAGTAGTGTTAAAACTAGTGCTCAGACAGGTAATATTGATGAGAACACCACTAACACTACTAAAAAGAAAGGTGCACTTGAGTGGGTAATTTGCACGGAGTTGCATAGGCAGGGTAGAATGTGTAAGAAATATTATGATACTGGTTGGCCTGTATTTGCCAGAACTCCTGTGCGAGTAAAAGCTGGTTATTATTTCTGGGCAATTCCAGCAGTTCATCATCTTCGTGCGCATCCAAATAGTATTCGTAGCCATATGCTTGAAGCAGTAATGAATGCACGTGCTGAATACATTGCAGCACAGGTACATGTTACTGGAGCTAAGAAAACTATATTTGGCTATATTGCACTCAAAGGACTGTATGCAATTTGCTGGACACTTAGCCGCACAGTAGCACGTAAGCCAGTAGATTTTATGAGCTTATACACTAAATAACTAATAGGAAACCATCATGGCTGATACACTCTCAGAGTTGCTGTCTAATGTAGCTGCATTTAAAAAGGGCTCTGAGACTGCAACTAGACAAGTAATTGGAATCCTAGGTCAGCAAGCAGAACGTAACGCAGAAATTACAGATATATTCAAACAGCAAGCAGCTGATGATACAACTATCATGGCAGCTAAAACTGCTGCTGAAATGGAAACTCAGTTGTCTAGAGTTAAAGCTGCTAACGCTCTTGGTACTAATCTTAAAAGTAGTACTGAGGTAGTTACCAAATTAGCTGCTGATTCTAATGCAGCGTATGAAGCTAAGGATGCAGCATTAAAAGAGTATGAAAAGAAGAAAGCAATTAACTTTTTGGATAACCCAGTAGAATACGTAAAAGCACAATTACTTATTAATAGAGATATCAGTGCACATAATGTAGCTAACGCACAAATGCAACAAGCTGAAAAAAGAATAGCTACTATTAATGCATTAACTCAGACTACCGTAGCAACTCAGAATGCAATTAGTGAACCACTTACCGCAGCAGCCGCAGCCGCAGCAACTAGAAATGCAGCAGTAGCGGCTAATGTTAATGCACGTAAGTCTGATATTGACACACTTAATTACAGTGTACGTGCAATTGAAGTTGCATTGAATAGTTCGAAAGAAGTACTTGCCACTGAATTCCAAGCACAAGGAGCTAAAAATGCTGCTGCATCACTCGCACTACAACAAGAGAATGCAGCGCAGAGTAGAATCGAATTCTCGTATAGACAAAAAGAATATCAAGAACGTGCAGCAGATAAGCAAGCACAAGATGATATGGGCAGGTCGGTAGTTGATACAGTTAATCTTGGACGTAGAGCACTGCTTGGCGATAAAGGTACACCACTCACAGATATTGATGGTAAGATGGTAATTAATGCTCTAAAAAGTAAAGGTGTATTGAGTGATGAATATAAAGTATTCTATGAAGCTGGTAATAGAAGCAGAATAGCAGGTAAGGTAATGATTGGCAGTACTCCTGCACAAGCTGCTACTACATTACAAGCTATGCCAGATGTGCAACTTAATCCTACTCAAGCTCCTATTAAGCAGATACTTGGTCAAGCTATGTCTGATACTGTTGCAGGTATCGGAGACGCAGGTAGAAATGGTAAAGCTGCAAATACAATATTTAATGGCGTTGATCCAAAAAATAAGGAAGCCGTATCAAGTGCGTATAATGCTAGAGTACGGCAGATTATGGGCAGCTATGAAAGAGAAATCAATCCTGCTGATGCTAGTAACCCATATCAGATTGCAAGCATTAATCAATTATATGCTAACTCGCCAACTGTGCGTGAACTTCCAGTAATTAAGAAAGTGTTTGAACCACTGATTAAAAGTGGTCAACAGATTACTGATCCTAAACAGATCATGTTTATGGTAAGTGAAGCAGTCAGTAAAGGTAAGATCACTCATAAAGAAGCATTGGATGTTTCAACTATATATCATGTAGGTGTAAAAGCTAACATGGCTATGCGGAACTTTGATGCTTTTGGTATTCAGCCTAGTATGAAGTATAATGCGAAAATTGAAATTAATCCTAATTCCTTTGTGAGCAGTGAAATTGTAGATCTTACTAAACCTGACGCTGTATCTAGAGCACTAATGAAGATACAAGCAGGTGCAATGCATAAGGATATGATGGGGCGTAGAAATAACATCAATGATAAGCCAACTGAATTTAGAAATCCTATCTTTGATGATCGTGGCGTTGCTCCTGATTCTATGTTCCAACCTAATCCTAAAGCAGCTAATGCTCTTGATGCAGCAGCAGATTCAGTTGGTCCAGCAGTAGAGAATTTCTTTAAGAATCTTCCACGTGCTAGTGACTTTGAAAATAAAGCAACTGGAAATGAACGTCGTAGAATTAGCGGTAAAATAACTCCAGCCCAAGGACAATAAGATGGATAACTTATTTAATACAGATGTGAATCCAAATGGGGAAGTTCCTAACTATCTGCTTGCTGCGGATAATCATAATATTGGAAATACTCTTGGAGGTTCTTGGTTTGATTCAGATACTTGGACTACTAAGTTCTCTAATGCAGGAAAATTCATAGCTACCAGTGTACTTAGTGGTGCGGATTCCTTGTATAATAGTGCAGCTACTGTAGGTTCTTGGGCAGGTATCAGTGAAGAAGGTGCGCATGATACAGGTGAGTGGATTGCATCTCTTGATGATGATCTTGGTAAGTATTATCAACAGAATCGGGAAGCAGTTGATCTGGCAGGATTCATTGTAACTAGTTTTGTTCCGGGGCTTGCAGGTATTAAATTGCTTAATGTAGGACAGAATGCATTGCGCGCAGGAATGGCAACTGGAGCTATTGGAGGTAATCTCGCTAGAGCTACCGGGTTGCTAGTACCTGAAACTCAGTTGTATGTAAGACTTGCAGCTAGTGAAATCAGTGCGGCCAGTGGTGCAGTTAGTACATTGAACGCTAATACTATTCGTGCACTTGGTTCTGGAGTATATGCTAATGTACTGGAAGCTACTGCATTTGAAGTCGCAGTACAAGCTACTATGTTTAAATCTCCTATCCTTGATCAACAAGATGGTTGGGATATCGCAAAGAATATTGCATTAGGTGCTGCTGTAGGTGGAGCAATTGGTGGCGCTATTGATGGTGCAAGAAGTGTGTATGGAATTAAGAAACTGGTACAAGGTGAAGTACAAGCAGGTAAGCCGTTTAGTAATAGATTCATTGGTGCGGAAGCTACTCCTGCGGATCAGAAGATTATACTTACTGCTGAAGCTAGAGATTACAGAGCTATTCCTGTAAAACTAGAAGGTGATGGCTATGCACTTGGAACTAGTAATGCTGATGCGAATAATAAACTGTATGCGAATGCAGTTGAGAAAGACAATAATACCATTCGGGCCAGTATCAATAGTCTTGTAACTGGCGGGGATGGTACTATTGGTAACATGGTAGCTGATGCACTTTACAATGCTCCTGCTCCACAGATGATGGAAACTATGCTGCATGCGGCAGATATCAGTACGATTGGTGGAATTAGTAAGATAGAACAATTGCGCCAGAAAGCACTTAAGGCTCTGGACATTGATCAAGTTAGAAGTCTGGAAACTCGCTACGTTAAACTTACAGGTGAAGGTTCAGGTACAGTTTCTGATGTGGCTCCACTGATTACTAATATTGCAGACACAGTTAGCACGAGTGCAGGTAGAACCGTGAGAGATGCAGTACTTGCGGAAGTGCGGAATTATAAATTTAATACTAAAGAACTCTGGGATGCTGCTGCACTCAGTGGTAAGACTTCTCATACTGCTGCTGAAGCTAGATACATTTGGGCTAATCATGTACTGCCAGAAGTTAAAGCTGGCACTGTAATTCATGCAAATGATATTCCATTGCTGGAACGTGTCATTGCTGATCTTGATAAAGGTAAGGCAGTAGATTATAAAATTAAATATACTGATGATAGCATTGGTGATGGACTTACTAGCACTGAACTGCGGAAGCATCTGGCGGAAACTAAGGTGGCTACTGCTAATAAGCTTCTGGAAGATATGGTGTTTAGAGGAAGTATTCCAGTTGAATTTGGTACGGAAGCTATTAGTAAAATTGTCAATGTACGTCGAGGGTATCTGGAAGGTACTCATGCTGAAGAATCATTTGATCTGTATGCACGTCAAGCAGCTAATGTAAGTCATGCAAAGAATCTTGTAAGTAAAGGACTGCGTACAGAAGCTGATGAAATAATTGATACTGCATTTGTACCACAGTATGCGAAGATAGGTTATAAAACTAAAGCTCTGGAAGATATTGATGGTAATGTAGTTGATGGAATGGTATGGATTAAACAACAACAGAAACTGTTTCAAGAATCTGCAGACAGAGTATTTGCAAAAAATGCAGGTGCGGATATTAATAGTGCCGCACTTCCTGTTACTGATAGTGTGCTTCTGAATGCTAATCTTACTGATGGTGGAGCAGGACTAGTAAGTTTTGCTAATGGTTCCTATGGCTCTCTTGGCTCTTACATGCAGCAAGTAGGAGCTAATGTTACACGTCCTCTTAAGGAAGCATATCGCAAGGCTACTGCTGCTGCATTTGAGGGACCACTAGTAGCAATGGGTTCCAAAAGAGAAGCAGCCATTGAATTTGATATCATCAACAATCGTATTGCTGCTACTACTGAACAGTATGTAGTTGATACTGCTGGTTACAGTGGTGTACAGAATGCGTTGATCAGTAAGAAGATACGTGATTATCATCGTGCGATTGAAGAAGGTGCAGAGAATGTACCAGTACCTACCTTGCAAAAAGGTGCACAGGAATTTATAGAAGTTAAGAATCAAGAAACCTTTGATACTATTCGTGCACACATAGATCGTGAAGGTTCACGGGTAGCAACACGTAAAGAAATTAACAGTGCACTTGGTAAGGAAGACTTTAAAGAAGTAGATATCTTTAGACCACTGCGCCCAAATCCTGATGACTATCCATTCTTCGCATTTGTTAAAGATCAGAAGATCACAGGTGCTGGTCATACCAGTATGATACATGCAAATACTGAAGCTGAATTGCGCGCACTAGTAGATAAGGTTCCTACGGATAAAGGGTATAAAGTAATTTATAAAGATCAAGCTGAGGAGTATTACAAAGCTCGTGGTGAGTTTGAGTATAGCCGCACTTTGCATGAAAATTATATTGATAGTGAACTCAAGAGTAAAGGTATTAATTCTCAGTTCTTTACTAAGACTGATCCGCAAAAGATAGTTGATGACATTCTTAGGTATCACACTAGAGCAGATGATGTAACTGCTGTGGAATTAGTACGTATGAAATATCAACCAGCATTTGATTGGTTGGAAGATCAAGGTAAACAATTCTCCAGTGTGGAATCTAGTCGGTATGGTAATGCACTAAGTAATGTAGAGAAATTCGGTAAGAATCCATATACTGATTACACGAAGACAGCACTAGATGTATCCAAGGCTAGTGAGTACACATTGCTGTACAGTGCCAATAAAGAACTAGATCGTGCGGTTAGTGTAGTATATGGAAGTGTTGCTAAGATGTTTGCAGGAGCTAAGAGTCCAGCTGATCTTGCAGGAATTAATAATATCTTGGAATCGCATGGAATTAATAGTGCCTATAACAGTGCAGCTGCTGATGCTCTTATTAATCACACTGCACCGAAAGCAGTATTGAGTAAGTTTATAAGATCATCCAATGCGATCCTTGCAAAGTTCACACTGATGCTTGATCCATTGAATGGTATTAACAATGCAGTTGGTGCAAATATTCTGAGGTTCACGGAACTTAAGAATATTGATAGAGCCATTGCAAATGGTAATACTGATGTAGCAGGTGCATTAGCGAAACAGCAGCGTATTGGAATTCCCGGAGTGCCAGAAGAATCAGTGCAGTCTAGTACTAAGCTTGTGAGTAACGCAATTAGAAACTTTTTTAATGATACCGATGGCGCATTGCTAGCACAGTATCAGAAAGAAGGATTGGTTAAAGATACACTTAATCAATTCAGAGATATGCTAGATGACTTCACATTGCGAGGTACAGAATCTGTAAGTGACATTGATAGGAGAATTGCTAGTGGTTTCAACAGAGCTAAACAACTTACTGACAATGCCCTTGTCGCTGGTGAGAAGTACACAGGGAATAAATTCTTTGAACAGTTCAATCGTTTTATTTCTGCGGATGTCATGCGCCAAAAGACAGATGCAGCTGAAGCTCTTGGATTACTTACACCAGCAGAATCTAAAGCATACCGAAATACTTTTGTAAATCGGGTGGAAGGAAATACTATTGCTAGCCAAAGACCAGTAATGTTTCAAGGTCCAATTGGTCAAGCAGTAGGATTATTTCAATCTTACCAATTCAATCTTATGCAACAGTTGTTCCGTTATGTAGGAGAAGGTACTGGTAAAGATGCAGCAATGTTGCTTGGACTTCAGGGAACTATGTATGGGCTTAATGGACTTCCTGCGTTCAATGCAATTAATACGCATATAGTAGGGAACCTATCTGGTAATAAAAACCATACGGATCTTTACGATGCTACATACGGGATCGCTGGTAAGACTGCTGGTGACTTCCTGATGTATGGAATACCTTCAAACATTATTCAAACTAACTTGTATTCTCGCGGAGATATTAATCCTCGTACTCTTACAATCATTCCTAATCAGATTGAGAACATCCCAATAGTCTCTGCGTATAGTAAACTATTTGGAAGTCTGTATGAAACTGCAGGTAAGATCAATGGGGGAGGTAATGTCTGGGAGAGCATACTTCAGGGAGTAGAACATAATGGAATCTCAAGACCGTTGGCAGGCTTGGCACAAACGTTACAAGCAACTACAGGTAACGGTGTGGTGTTCAGCACAAGCAATAAGGGAAGTATTATTGGCTCTAATGATTTTCTTTCTTTTGCTACACTGAGTAGACTTGCAGGAGGTAGACCTTTAGATGAAGCTATTGTTAATGATGGTATGTATCGGATAGCTAGTTATGAAGCTGCACGAAAAAGAAGCAGAGATAAATTATTAGAGACAATTAAGACTACCGGAATTCAGGGACAAGAAGTTGATATGGAAAGTCTTGATAAGTTCTCTGAAGCGTATGCAGCTACTGGAGGTAAGCAGGCGCAGTTTAATAAGTTCATGCTGGGTGCGTATCAAAGTTCTAATACTGCACAGAGCGAGAAGATACTGCAACAACTTCAGAATCCATTCAATCAAAAGATGCAAGTACTCATGGGAGGTAGGAATGAAGTGACTAGTGGAATTGGTAACACGCAGAATCAAGAAGAATCACAACAAATGGATGTTCAATCACAGGAAGGGGAATAAAATATGAAGAAGTCATTTATTGGAATGCTGCTGGCAACAATGTGTATGGCAGTGCTAGCACAAGGTAATCCTGTAATTCGAGGGGAAATATCTCCGGGAGTTTATACCAATGTAGCAGTTGATGCTACTGGACAAGTGAAGACTCTTGGAACTGCTGCTCCTGTAACTACTAGTGGATCTAAAACTGGCGGAACTGCTGCTGCTGATTCATCTTTGGAAGGTGGAATATATAATACTACTCTTCCAACTCTTACCAATGGACAGCAAGCAGCTATTCAGTTTGGTACTCGTGGAAGTCAGATGATGCAGTTGATGTTTCCTGACTCTGTAACACCTGTAGGTGTAATTGCTGCTGGCGTTGATACTGCAGCTAATGCAACTATTAATGCACTAAGTACTAGAGGGTATAGTATGGTATTTAATGGTACTAGTTGGGATAGACAAGTAGGTACTACAGCTGGCACTGCAACTATTGCTTCCAAAGGTACATTTACTAATCGCTCAGGTACTATTACTACTGGTGGGACTAGTCAACAAATTATGGCTGCGAATGCTGTTAGAAGATATCTGTTTATTCAGAATGTATCTGATACTGTGATGTGGTGTAATTTTACTACAGCTGCTAATACAGATCAACCCAGCATTCAAATTGCGATAGGTGCTAGTTTTATAATGGAGGGTAATGCTGTTACTACGGAAGCAGTGAATTGTATTGGAGCTGTTACAGGTAAGAGTTTTACATCTAAAGAAATGTAATAATTAGTAGACGTAAAAAATCCCCACTACCTCTTAATTGAAGTGTGGGGATTTTCTTTTTCAGGTTATTTACCAAATACGAACATACGTTGTTTAAGCATGTAAGCTTCATGATCAAATGCTTTTTTAAACGCCATATCTTTTGCGTACTTACGACCAAGTTCAGCATTAAAATCAACTGGATGAATACATGCACTCTCACCAGTTACATGAAAACCATTGCGAAGTGTGAGACAACAAACAGTCATTGTAGTACCTTCGAAATGATGATACTGTTCTTTGATAATTGATTCTTCAATATCTACTGCTACGAGACGCGGCAAATCTTGTGGAGCTACAGTACGTTGTGGGGTTTCACCGTTGCTTACTTGTTTAGGATTCATGTTCATATTATATTCTCTCGTATAGTTAACTGTCATTTTAATTCCCCTTACTGCAATGTACTACTTGTTATCACTATCAACCCTCTGTTATCCTCCCTTCTCTCAATCAACTTCTTATGCAATATTCCTGCAAGTTGAACCATCTGTTCCGGCACGTAATCACCATCTACAATCACTTCACAGTAGTTAGCAATTTCCGTGATCTTAACTTCCCATTGATCTGACGGATGATTAGCAAGTCGTTCCATCAACTTAGGATGATGTACAGTTTCACGATTGAGATTAATAAGTTCATCAGGCCAGATGTTTAAATGATACCAGTGGCTCATGGGATACTCCTACCAAGTCTTCTATTAATCTGCCATTGTTCTCTAGCACTATCTGATTGTCCACGTCTAGCTGCTAGAGTATTAAGGTATGGACCTAGACAACCAATCTCTGCTGCTGTTTCAAATATTCGGTTCATAAAATATCTTTCCGGGATAGAGAACTTTAAAGATTTCTTCTGCCCACTGTGCTTGATGTTCTGCATCGTGGAGTGCATTGTGTTTAGTACCGATACGCTCTGGTTCATTTACTCCAAACATGTTACCAATATCTGCTAGAGTTCTGAAACACATAGAATCCCTGAAAGTCCAAGGAGAAGTAACATCATATCGGCGCAGTGCTTCTAGTAAGATTGGTTCATCAAACGTAGCACCTTTACCCCAGATTACTATGCGGTCTTCAGGAGAAGTTTTAAGATCAACTAACCAATCTACAAAATCTTGTAGTGCATCAGAGATATGAATAGCATTTGGGTTATCAAATACTTCTGCTCTTGCCTCATCACTTTGTTTAGCCCACCAAGCCATTGTGTCAGGGTTAGGTGGATTCATTCTAGCTTGACCAAGTTGAATTACTTGATAGAAGAATTTAGGAGTACGAGTAAGAAAGGTAGTAGCACCAATGCTAACTATTGGACAGCCGGGTTTCTTACCAAGAGTTTCTAGATCAAGCATTACATGATGTGTGTTCATGATTAGGGTTCTCCGTCAGTACGAGGAAAGTCAGCAGAGAATACTGGATCAACTGTAGATGCAGAATCTTCTTTCTTATCAGCTCTTGCAATTGCAGCTGTATCAGTATACTTCTCTGGGTATCTTTTAGTTAGTTTATCAATGTTCTCCCTCATAACACATCCCATACTAATACCAAGTGTATCACATGCAAGAGCTACAAACCACAATACGTCACCAAGCTCTTCTACTGCATTATTGTAATCAAGAGGTTTACCGTAAATAGTATGTTTTTTAATTGCATCTACAAATTCACCTGCATCACTAGCAAGACCCATAGCTGCGTGAATAAGATTCAAGTCTTTTGTTCCCATATCTTTAGCAGTGCGACTAGCTAAAGTTTGATATACGTTTGTATTATAAATAGGAGCTAGTTTCATTTTTTCATCCCTCTTTCTTCATTGGTTAAATAACTATAATCAAGCATGTCATTATTGACTTCTTCAATTACTACTGTCTTACTGAGATACCCACCATTGATTGCCAACACCTTATTAGCTCCAATGAGGTTTCTAATTACATCTACTAGATCATTCATCTTATCCATATCATTATGAACAAACTCCCATATGTCTTTTACTTGCAGTGGTCTTTCAGCATTAGCAAGTATGCTCATAATCTTATGGGTAATATCACTGTTCTTAGCTTTACCAAATTGACCTAATGCTTTGGGCATCAGATGTTCAGTGTGAGTAAGAAGAGTATTTGCTTCTACTATATGTTCCTCCGTAATTACTGTGCTGTAATGAGATGCGCTAATAATGAGACACAGTTTTAACAGATGTGTGAAGCGGCGATTGGAATAAGAAACAAACCGTGTATCTTCCATTCGCTTAGTGGATTTATAAATCTTATCCAGTAAGTATCTGCCACCTGCAGTAAGTTTAGCTTCACCGCGGGCAGTAAGTTTAATACGCTGAAGTTCTCTAATGATATGGGAAGTATCAGCAACACTTGGCATTTCAGGAAAAGTAATAAGTCTACCAGTACTTTCACCGTGAATCAGAAGTAAGCGAGAGAAAAACCCTTGTCCTAATGTATCAGGGGGAAAAGCATTAGCAAAAGATGTGGACGTATTCCCACCAAGAATGCTAACAGTAGGATTATTAATAGCCACACTTTTACCAGTTTTGATTCTGTTCTTGAATACGCCATTGTAGTCCCACATATTACCGAGCAAAGAAATAAATTCCATATTGCCCAAGCCAATAAAGTCATTGAACTCATCGCAGGCAATGTACATTTCAGCAGGCTGTCCATCATCTTCCTCATTTCCCCACAGGTTAGTATCGAGTATTTCATCAACAGTCTTACCTTCATTGTCATCACCTTCCCCAGCAAGATCAAGCATGAACTTTTCTTTACTGGATTTATCGGCACTGATGGTATTGTATCCTGCTGCTGTAATAATCTTCTTTGCTATTTTAATTGCAGTACTCTTTCTAGAACCCGGCTCACCAATAAGCATGATGTACATATTGGTATAGAGTTGCGCATGGCCGAGAGGGAAAGAATACTGTCTCCCTAAGTAAGCACCTACTGCACTAATTGCTGCCCACCGATGATAGAATGTGGGAGCTTCAGTGTCACCTACGTAGTGGAGATATTGGGTTAAGAAACTATCTCCTTGTTCCATAAGTGTTTCCTAGTAATGTTTAAATGTGCAAGAACAAGGAACAGTACGACACTCAGGACATTTGTAAGGAGGCTTAGATAATTCAGCACAACTAGCAAGATGTGGTTCACGAAGAAGAGTACCACAGCAAGAACGAGTAGCTAATTTCCATTCTTTCGGAGGCTCACCTTGGAATCCTTCTTTCATATTACTACCTACTACATGTTCCCTTCCTAATACTCTATCTGCAAAGTCCCGCATATCAGGACTCATATCTTGCCAAGTACTTGTAGCACGAGATACTAATACTTTAAATTCCGCAAGCATTGCAGGAGGCACTGTAATATCAGCGAATCCATCAGGCTGGGCTAAGTAACCTATTCTTCGTTTCATTTCCATCCCCTTAGTTTGTTACTACTATTCTGTCTCGGACCATCTAAGTGCGCCAGTACCTTTCTTGCCTGCTTTAATATCAGCTGGTACTGCAAACTTTCTACGCACACCATCATACGAATCTATTATTACTGGAACTTCCATAAGCTTTGCAACCATGTCACACAGATACTCATGACCATCAGCGAACTGAAAGAGAATACTATCATGAATCTGCGCACACAATTTAAAGTATGGCTGATACTTCGGATTCATTGCTATCTCATAGAACACTCGGAGGTATGCTTTATTAAGTACTTGTGCGTTAAGGGATTGTGATACATGGGCTACGTACGCATTTTTGTCTAACTTGTTTTTACTAGGATGACCGAAACAATATCTAGTCCAACCTACTGCTGGTTCCAGTTCCCAATTTGCTGGCCATACAGGTTCAATGCCATATACTTCTGGAGTCTGAATGTTAGTATGGGATACAAGCATACTAGTAGTTTCTACTTCATGCACTACTGCTGGATAATAGATACTGCCAAGTGTTGGATAAGTCTGATGAAATACAATAAGCAAATGCTCAGCAACTTGTCTCAGTGTGTAACTTCTTGGAAGACACAGAAGTCTTTTCGCTTCCCATACCTTTTCTTCTCCCATAGTATCAATCAGAACTGACCAACCCATGAGATAGTTAGCACCGTGATTGGTCCGTTTACTGAGATCGCGTAATGCTTTATCAAGAGTCTTTCCAGTGGCATCATCAAAGATAAGTTCGTAAGCCACACCAAAGAATGCTGCTGCATTAAGAGCGTGAAAATCCTTGGGGCTGTTGATTGCTGCGATAAGCGCAGAATCTCCCGATATGTAAGCAGTGTCTCGTGTTTCAGCTTGCTTAAGATCGCACTCTGCAAGTTTAAATCCAACATCAGCGATGAGTGTAACTTTAACTTCTGGGCCACGTGGAATGTTCTGCACTTGTAATCCGCACCAGAAGTGATGCTCTCTACTAGCCAGTCTGCTTGTATCTGTTCCATGCGGATTGAGAGAGTAAAGGATTCGGCCATTTAATTCTTTTCCGGGAGTGAGATATGTGGAGGATAACTTGCGCCATTTCTTAATCTTACCGTACACTCCGAAGATACGGCTATTAAGTGGATGAAGAAGACTCATCTTTTTAACTGACTTCTCATCACTGCTAGCTATGTGTTCACAGCCAAGCACCTTACGAAGTCTTGCATTCATTGGTGCACTGTTGGTATTGAATGTCAGACCAGCTGGAACTCCCAACATTACATCTAATTGTTTCCCTGCTGCTGCGATCTGATTATTAACTGTTTCTTCCGCAGCTTCCAGTATTTCCATATCCCTTTTAATACCAGTCATTTCACTCAGGTGACAAGGGAATACCAACGGGAACTCTAATCTATAATTCCTTTTTGCCCACTCAGGAGATTCTAATATCCATGCTATGAATACGAGAATTGTAGTCCACGTGTCAAGAGCATTGTATTTGTAGTACTCATGTAGATCAGACGTATTAGCAAGGTCTTTCCAGTACATTGCTTTACGTACGAAGAACGCACCGAGGAACGCCAAGTCTTTTGGTAACTCTGCGTACCAAGCATGAAACATATTTGCAGTGTCCCAAAGGTAATTAAAGGGTACAGCATTGTATCGCGACAGATACGATATGTCATATTTACCATTTTGAAATACCTTCGGTGCTTGCAGTTGCCAGTTAAACTTCCGCATGAGAGTGAGATTATACATCGCCTCATCCCCACTAATACCACAGGCTACTGCTGCAATAGGAAGTACACAGCTATGAGTAGTGAACTTACCAGTATTAACATCAAGAAAAAGAGCCGTGTAACCAATACATTTGATTTGAAGGAATTCTTTAAGGGTTTCGATGTCAATAGATATAGCAATGGCGGTAGTATAGAGATTGAAAATACGATCAGCGTTACTAGCATTTAGAATCTCCCAATTAAATACAGGTACTTCATTCCACACTTGCGGCTCTGTAAGCTTACTGATGAATCTACGAGTAATGAATTTACTATAGTTCACAGTTACTAGTTGTTTAAGTGGAGGAATGATTACGAATTCAATTCCTTGTTGCAGGAAATAGCTACCAGCATAGTCATCAAGACTAGCTTTAGCTTTCGGATTCCCCATTGCTGTGAGCAGTTTCAGAAGCAAGGACTTATTAGTAGTAATGACCCCAGTGATATTCCGTTTCTTACAGAAGAAGATAATTTCCGCAAGTGTAGTCACATCATGGAACAGAGTGAATACTGTAGCAGTACCAACAAGACCTTTCAGGTGTACTTTATAATCTGCTTCATTATAAGACTTAGCAGGATCATCTTCATCACGCTGTGCTGGAGTACCGAGGAATAGAAGTGTAGTCATCACGCAGGCTTTCTAGTAATAATTGTTTTCTTAGCTAAGCTAATTCCAATCTGACGAGATTCAGTAGTATGTATTTGTGCATTGACATTAGCAAGGAACCATACATCATACTCATGGATTAATCTAGCTTCATCAAAAGTATAAGTATTAATTCCATTATCTTCTAACTGTTGTCTCATGCGATCAAGATTATTAAACTTACTCATTCTGAACTCCGTGAAATTCTGCAAACTAAAATCCCCTCAATACAGAACTTGTAATTCCATAGAGAGGGGACAGGGGTTTAGAGAATAGCTATTACTTTCTTACAGTACTTGAACCGATTCCAGCGAGGTGTAATGCTTGATGTTGTTCTTATCTTTAGCATTCGTACGAACACTGGTAAGACCCAGAACTTCAAAGCCATCAGCAGCTTCCATAATTTTCCTTGGCGAACCACCAGCATCAGGGAAACTAGGAGACAGACTAGCCATCAATGCTTTGAACTGACCTTCTGCAAGTTCATTACGAACTACATTACCTTTGTCATCTTTCTTTTTCAAGATGTAAATAACATTGGTAGTATCACCGGCAGCTGGTGGAGTAGCAGTTGGATCAGTCAATTCAACCGATTCAATAATAGTCAGCTTAACTTCAATCGCTGGCATATCATTGATCTTCTTAGTTGCATCAAACTTCAGTGTCATCTTGTGAGCACCAGCAGCAAATGGTTTAAACTCTGGAACATCAGCAAGATCATCAAGAGTACCATCCAGCAGATCATCGAGAGAAACGTTTTGGTTCAGTTCGGAATTAGACATGATAAGTTCTTTCTAGGTTGGGAGATTAATTTAATTTACAGGACTGGACGGGACAGAATTGTCGGGTTCAGGGTATTACACATCCACAATTAGGATACCTACAATTTCCAGCTGTACAATGTGCTCTTACTTTTTCTACAAAAGCATCTGTTGTTACATTTGCTGCTACATCTACTGCTTTACTACTTACTTCCAATCTGTCACACCGATCTTTCAATGCAGCGTAACCAATTAGATCTACTAAACTATCTTCATGCTTAGGACTGTTAGCGAGTCTTGCTTGCTTCAGTAACACCATCATACCACAGACATCATCCACTGTCAAGCGAAGGTTTTTTCCGTAAGCAGCATTAAGATGCGTAGTCCAGTATTCAGCTATTACTTTTAAGTTCTTATCAGGAGAACCATAAGCTTGTTCACGATCACCGTAGATAATTACTTGTGCTTGTTCAAGCGCAGTACCTTTAGTGGTACTCATTTCTTATACTCCTTAACATCAATTGCAGTCATGGCATTTAAGATCGGCTTAACTTTTAGTTTATCAAATTTTGCTTGTTCTCGCTGTAATTTCTTTTGTCTCTCACGTTCAAGATAATTAGCAGCAGCACTAGCATCGAAAGACATACGAGCCATTCCGCGTGGAGGTTTAGATTTAGTGTCATCCATTTATTTCACCTTGTTTCTAAGATTATCAAGAGCGATTTGTGCAGGAGATTTAACTACTTCAGCTTCTGCTACTTTTATATTTGCTATTACTTGAGCTTGAGTACCTTCATTTGGAATATCAATTTTAGTTACATCTTCTGTAAGCTTCATTCCATAATTCGGCAACTTCCAATTAGTGAATATCTCCAGCAGATCACCACCTTCTTTATTAGCTTCCAGTTTTACATTAGTTCTAGAACCTGTGAGTACACTAGTGCTGTAATCTGTAGCACTACCAACTACGTGCTTCTTATTCACTACGTTGCAATAGACCACATGATCAAAATACTTAGCAGTATTGCGGCTGCTGTTACTACTTCCAGCAACTGGTACAATCTTAGTTCTACCGTCTTCAAATTTAACTTCCTCTTCATGACTAATTGCTACACAATTATAAGTAGCTACTTGAATAGCACTCATGAATTTTTCCATCAGCAGTTTCAAGTTACCCCAATCATCAAGCTGACATTTATAATCATCAGGCTGAGACTTAGTAATATGTGCAAGTGCGGATTGAGTGAGTTGAGTAAGACTATCATAGATTACAATAGTATCAAGACCTACTTCATCAAGACAAATTCTATCTCGTGCATCAGGACAATTCTTAGTGCAGATTGGACATGATACTTTACTATGCTTGTGACAGATAAATACTTCTTTACCTTTCACAACTTTAAGCATAGTCTCAATTGCAATTGGATAGTCTTTACTGTCTCTGATAACAATAATTTCAATACGATCATGGAATTCTTCAGGTACTTGAGTAAGTACACTGTGCCCATTCTCTAGCATGAATACTAGTAACTTATATTTCTTTGCAAGCATACCAGCAAGAAGTGTCTTACCTACTTTAGGTGGACCGAATAGACAGACTCGCTGTTCTATTGTTCCTTGCATTTGTGATAGTTTCATTTTTTATAGTGCCTTTCTATAGCTCGTTGAGTTCTTCGTGTAGCTTGAACAGATTTAATGTGAGCACGTGTATGTTCTATTGACTGAATCAATATACTGATATAACTTGTTGGTACTACATTACGTAAATGATTAAGACTTGCTTGCATTCCAGTTAATACAAACAATGCGAAGTTCTCTTTCTGGGCTAACTTTTGGAGATCAGTAAGTGGTGCAGTCTTATGTCTATCAGTTTTATTTTTATTCGGAATCATGATATAAATCCAGAAGAGTTTCACTAATAACTTCTTCAATAAGAAGAGTAAGATCGTTGCGTCCCCAACTAGTTTTCTTGCTTAAAGCCTCTGCAAGTTTAACTTTAAATATACTTAAGAATTTCTTGATCATAACATCATATCTCCATCTTGAGGTAATGCATCAAGTGTATCACTCACTGTAATTACTTTCCGCAACTGACCTTCAATCAATTGTTCCAGTGTGATCTCTACATCATAAATCTTATCATCATGTACTGCTTCCGGTACTAACGGTGTTGTAATAAGCTTAGTGCTAAGGGTACATTGATTGAGATATTCACAGTCCCTGAAGAAGTGATTGCAACTTTCTCCACGCATTGGATATACTCCTGTTCGTTCATAGAGCTTAATACTTTCAACGTCGAGGAGAAGTTCCTGAATCCACGTAGCTCGCTGGAGGTAAGTCTTAACAAATTTAAGTTGTTCATATGCCATATCCTTAGTAAGATATACTAGATACAGCACCTCGTAGGAACTAATCTCTGGTGCAATTACATCTAGTACTACTGAATAACCAACTGCTTGACTAGAATTCTTAAACGTGGTCGGGTTAAGATTGGCACTACTAGAAGTTTTACATTCCAAGACGAGAATCTTACCGCTAATCTTGTGTCGCAACACTGCATCAACACTTCCCCGATACTTAAATCCATCTGGTAAGTTAATCCTGAACGATAATTCCTTTGCGGGTTTTCCATTATAAAGTAGGAGTTCATAGTCATCCAGAAATCCATTCTTTCTAAGTGCCACAAATCTTTGTATTGCAAGGACAGCAAGATAGAACGATTTGTTTTGCTTATCATTTCTATCTGCGAGACTAGCGTGCCATCCCAAGAACATTGACCAGATAACTTTCTCTTCCGGTATACCATCGAGCACATCTTGTATTCCTTCACCAACAATATGTCCAAAGGCGAATGTAATGTTCTGATTACTAGCAGCTTCCGGATCATCAGGATCATCAGTAGCTTTTAGTTTATACAGTTGATACTTCCGAGGACAAGCATGGAGAGTTAGGTTACTGCTGTAACTCATTAATTTAAGTCTTGGATCGAAACCCTCAGCAGGAAGTATTGGTATTACTGTACTTTGTGTAATTGGTGTATCAAGAAAATCTAGATCATTCATATTCGTTCTCCAATAATTCTAACATCTCTTGTTCAGTGCACTTTAAAATCTTTGCTAGTTCCTGTACTTCATAGTTCCTGCAATACCAAGGAAGTTGAGTGCCAATACTCTGAGTACCGCATGATTCTTGCAGGTACCAACTAGCAAACAGTTTAAAGTTCTGGAAATAATCCAGATAAAAGAATCGTCTGTGAGCAATATATAACTTAATTAGTACTGCCTTATCTATACTCACAGACCTTCTCCTCAATGTAATGTATTACCTTTACTACTATCACTTGCCATCTTAATTGCTAATGCTGTTCTTGCTACTGCATATTGTTCCATAGTTTTTTCTTGAATATCTGCAAGTACATCACTTACTGGAGTATCAGACTTATACCAAGTGAAAGTAAGAAAATCTTCTGTTGCACCCGGATCAACATACACAGCTACAAATGCTACAGTGTCAGGAATATTACCTGCACCAGACATATCAGCTTTATATACTGTGAGAGTACCTTCATTGTAAGGACCATTCCAGAGAGGGAACTTAGTATCTGGTACAGTGAGAATGATATCACCGGGAAGTTGTAAGGAGAAACCTTGTGGTTCTGACTGTGGTGTGTGCATGTTATTCTCCTGTGCCTAGAACATATCAAGACTGATTGGTGTTTTATTCTTCTTACTTTTGGATTCCTTAACCACTACAGATACAAGTTCTGTTTTAGTCTGAATCTGTAAGCCCCGTACAATCACACCAATACCTTCTTCACTAAGCGTGCTAGTTAGTTCTGGATCAGCGCGTAGTTGCTTGTGAATCTGCATCAGAAGTACTGGCATAGTTGGATGCTGCTTGTGAATAGCTTCTTGCAGAAGATTCATCTTATTAAGAAAATCCAGATGATCAATCTCAGAAGTTTTAGCAGTACCAATTACATCAGTGTTAGATACTACAACTGCATGTACTGAAACAGCTTCAGAAACAGCAGGTACACTAGGTAGAACAACAGGTAACTGCCCACTAGTGCTATTAACCATGCCAGTGCTATCTTCTTTCTGGACCACGGGGACTGGAACATTTAAGTTCTCCTTATTGGATGTTATATTGTTTGCTGCCGCAGCTGCTTGTAACTTAGCTCTTAAGGCTGCCAGATCAATAGCCATGTTTTCCTCACAGTAATAATAAATGTTACTTAAAACGGAATGTCATCATCCATGTCAGAGAAGCTTCGGACTGGAGGAGTCGTTAACTTGTCTGATAATTTAGGTGTAATTGGTACTACCTGTTGAGCAACAACCTTACTAATAGTTGGATTATATCCTACAGCACCAGCAAAGTCAAGCCAACCTTTTTGTCCTAGTATCCATTCAGATGCCATGATAACATCAGCGCCGAGGGTGTTAGTTTTATGCACACTACCAAGCTGTGATCTTGGGAACCATTCAACCTTCATAATTGCTTCTTCACACTTACCCATAGTTACATCTATTTGAAACCTCACTGCTTTCTCAGTCTCACCTGTTATTGTTCCAACTAGTGATCTGAATACATTACCTGTTCTACCCATGATCTATTCTCCTACTCAATTAGATGTTGAAAGATATCGTCTTTCTCTCTTAGTATTAATTTAATTCTTGCTTGTTCTCGTTTACTGTACAGTACGTATTTCTTTTTCCTTGTTTCAGCTTCTAATTTAAACACTATATCACGATGCTTAATATTCTTCATTGCAAGCAGTAATCTTTTCTGGATCGGAATTGGAACAGCCAATGTTACATGGCCATCCTCTTTTAATTTCTTCCATATTTCACTGTACTTGTTATCAATGGAGGGCATAGGAATGTGGGAGTTAGAACTGTTAGGAAACTGAATCTTGGTATCACATATTGGGATCGAACCAATGACCTACAGCTTAGAAGGCTGTTGCTCTATCCAACTGAGCTAATGTGATATGTAGGGTGAGAAATTACAAACCTCATCAATGTTATTGACTAGTCTCCGACGGTCCTCAGCTGCATTTAAGTCAGCCTCACCTTAGGGACAATCTATTGGTAAGTAATTTCTCATTGAAACTTGGTATCCCATCTGTGATTTGAACACAGTACCTACCGATTATGAGTCGGTTGCTCTAACCTATTGAGCTAATGGGACATGATCTTATAGATGGCTCCTACTAATTTGCAGGAAATATGAACATGTCATATCAGGCCATCTATAAGAGGACTCACAGCCGTGCACACATTAATCGACTGAAGCTGTGAGTCCAATGTGACTATTTCAAACTACTTGGTACAGTCACCAACCAATTCTATTACAGTGCCAACAGCAGATTGGTTTCATCCGTGTTCAGCAGCTTCTCCAGCTTGTTCATCAGGAATTCAATGCAAGGTGCGAACTGTTCACCCTGCGTAGTATTCGATGCATACACTGCGAGTTGCTGTTGCAGCAGTTTCAGTACTGGCTTATTGGTAGTAGCACCTGCGAACTTAGCAACAAACACCTTAGCTGCCATTTCAACAGATTCTTTCTTCTTACCAGTAACGCCCGGCATAACTTCAACATAGTCCTTAGCAAAGTCTTCCCAAACTTCCTTGCTAATACCACCACCACGACGTTCAGCTTTAGGCAGGTTAGCAATCGTTTCCCACGACAGCATTTCATATGGGAAGTTATCAGCATTAACTTCTTCATGCTCATTGATATATTCACGAGCTTGTTCCAGAATTACTGCGGTTACTGCTTCAACCAGCAGATCAACTTCTTTACCCGGACCCTTAGAAAGAATCTCTACGATACCTTCCAGACTTGGAACTGGTACTGGCAGTGCAACAGTAGGACGCTTAGTTTCGATACCAGTCTTAGCATCTTTAACAGTGCGGAAGTTGAAGTTAGTTTCACGGATATCTACGAGGTTATTAAACTTCGCTTTGATACCTTCAAACAGGGTGGCCTTATCAGCTGCATCCTTTTTATCTTTAGCTTCTTGTTCTTCAACAGACAGAACAGTTGGAGCACCGCTAGTATACACTGGTGCAGCATTGTTATTACCAGCACCTTGACCAGCATTAGCTGCATTTTGATCTGCGTGAGGATTAGCAGGATTAGCTTCTTCAGCAGCAACAGCACGATCAGTAGCTGCAACACCAGCAGGATCAGCAGAAGGAACTACTGCACCATCTACATTAGTATTACCTGCAACACTAGCATCACTCATTGCCATCATCAGACCAACCATAGTTGCCAGACGGAAGTTACGTGAGAGTTGTTTCATTTTTATTTCCTATCAGTGTGAATTACTGGCTCTTTAATATCAGTGGCCAGTTAACTGTGTGGTAGTTATCTACCTAGGTAATTCTGAATCCTGTACATGAATCGCTGTACTGAGTGCCCATTATGCCATAGTGCCGGGGGCGTGTCAAGCACCATCGCTTAGATTAAGTTTCTCAAGTATCTCATTCTCCTTAGTTCTTTGTTTACGATTAGTACGGTAAGTTGTGATGTTGTGAGAAATGGTTCTAATATTACTGCTTGCTGCTTCAAGTACTGCATCTGGGAGTGCCGCGATTTGAATTGCTATTTGTTTCTTATCCCATTTAGTTAGATTTGCGAATGCAGTGATAAATTCCTGTGCATCAGAAGCACTAAATACATCAGTTCCGGGCGGGATGTAATAGTATCTTTCTCTTGCACGTGTAGCATAGCGAGCTAGTTGTTCAGGAGTTCGTTCTTTAATTGGCATCACACATTCCCCATGTTCTTACTTTCAATCTTCCCTTTAAACCACTCCGCTTTTTCAGCAAGTGTATTACCTTTAATTCGCTGACTCAGAATACCTTTAGTCATACTGTCTGGTTCACATATTACATACAGTTCTTCTCTTGCACGAGTTACAGCAGTATACAGAAGTTCACGGGAAAGCATAGTATTATGTGATTGATGCAACATTAGAAATACTTTTCTGAACTCAGAACCCTGAGACTTATGTACAGTTAGTGCGAAACTCAACAACAATGCATTAAGTTCACCAGCAGTAGTAAGTTCTACTTCCCGATCAGTATCAAGTAATCGTACTTTAATGATGTGACTAGATTGCCTTACCCGATCTTCACCACTGCCAGCAGCAACACTCTGACTCAGAAGAAAGTCAATATCGCCCGCATCATCTTTATCTAAGTGATGTACTATTGGTTGTCCATTCTCATCTGCGCTATTATATCCCCAATAGTCTAACAGTAATCCTTCTGGTTGAGGAGTAGCACCAGTGTAATTAGGATTCTTTTCAATACCTAATACCAGTGCATCTTCTTTATCTACCAGTACCTTATCTCCAACACTGAGATATAGCTTAGTAAACCCGGCTACAATTTCAAACACTGGAACACCACGTTTCCTTGCCATGTGTTGCGCGATATGCTTATTTAATTCTATGGTTCCACATCCCTTGTTAAATGGCATGAGGATCATATCTTCTTCCGGCTTGTATAAACCAGCTTCAATCGCATTGGTGAGGAACTTAGCAATTGTTAGTAGTGCGTTATCTGCATCTATTTTCTTTTTCCATGGATGCAGAGTTAGTTGGTCAGGAGTTTTGAACTCCGCATATTCAGTTACTGGTATTGGATTTCCAGAAAGTATACGGTGGGCAAGCCGAATAATTGGGCTTTCGAGTGCTTGACGATAAACCTCAGTGAGTTCAACGACTGGAAGTTCCAACATTTTGTACCCAAGAATAGCTGATCCGAACACTGGCGGCAATTGTTGGATATCTCCAAGAAAGATGAATTGGCAATTCGAAGGTAACGCATCTTTTAACTCCTTAAACAATTCAACACTAACCATTGAAGCTTCTTCAATTACACAGGTTTTAATAGTAGCAGGCAATGGGCGATAAGCAGTGCGAGTAGGTTCAAACTGCATAGTCTTTTTCATTTCACCTGTATTATCATCCATGATTTCATAATATACAGGTTCATATTCCAGCAATGCATGAATGGTAAGACAATTCTTTTTCATATCATCACTTACAGCGCGCCTAATATTACTAACAGCACGACGAGTGAAAGACACAATAACAATGCCCGGCGTATTAGATTCCAGAAACTTGTGTCCATCGGCTTGTAATATTCCAGCATATCCATTTCTAATAAGAGCAGCAATAGTTCCTTGTTGACAGGTTGTTTTACCTGTACCTGCTGCTCCAATGAGGACTGCTGATTGTCCATTTCCGGCGAGTTGTACAAATCGGAGTTGCTGTTCATTGTATGTGATTGGTTTTCCGTACTTGTCATATACATCGTAATCAGCAGATAGATTATTGGTGAGAGTTTGGTGAGTCACTTGCTCATGTACTGTTAATTCCATGTGGATTTCATCACCTACTTTTTCTACTACTAGTGTAGGCTTAGGAATATTTTCATAATTACCCGTAGCATATTGATAACTGCTAGTGCTTGGAGTTAGTGGAGTTAATGAAGCTGCTTTCTTAGCTCTGAGTTCTGCCATTAATTCAGCAAGTCTTTCTTTAGTTATGGTTGCCATAATTAGGTATCTTCCTTGTCTTATTGTTCTGTTGCTGTGAATGGGATTACGATCTCTACTAGTACTATTGGTTCTAGTTGGTATTCATCTTTCGCTTCACGAAATGAGAGTCTTATTTCCTCTGCACGTTTCGCATGGTACGGAGAACAGTTGTGATAAATTACATTAAAGCTAGTGAAGTTATATTCAACTAACCCATCAAATAACATTGTAGAGAATATAAAACCTGAATAATGATTGATACGATAAGTCTCCAGTCCTTCCAGAAACTTATCATCTATATGCATGTAATTCCGCATCTGGTCAGCAAGCTGGTATTTAGTGAAGCTAGGGGCTTTAGTAATCCCTATTAAATTAGCTGCATCTTTATTCATCTGTTCAATGTGCTTGTTCATGCTAGTCCCTCCTTAGCGATCTTATCTGCAACTGCCTGACTATTCTCATAATCTTTCTTCATCTGATAATTCAGTTTCGCTTTAATGAATGCAAGCTTATTAGGATAGTTCTTTTCAATTGGCATTTCTAATGGAGCGGAGTCAATTAGTGCAAGTTTATTAGCATCTTCCACACTAGCATTAGCATCCAGAATACGGAAACTAGTACCATGCTGGCCGATATCAATATCACCAATATCTAGGAAATTCTTCTTACGTTCCGCACCAGCACGCAGCAGACTCATCAATGTGTGAGCATAGATACTGCCGTGATATATAGTCTCTTCACAGTGCGCGATCAGTTCATTAAGATCAGCATCTGGAATGTCCCAAATAGATTCAGTCTTAGCGCATGCTACAATGATACGTTTCCAATAAGAGCAGAGAGATTCCAGTTTGTTATGCTCATTAAGTATTTCGTAATCTTCATCATAGAACTTAGCTGCATCAGCTGCCCAATTTGCGATGCGTACTGCATAGGTACTGATATCTTTATTATGATCACGAATGTACCGCTCTAGTATTGTTTCTTGCCTATTTAGTTTCTCAAGTGCAGTACTTGTAGCATAATGATCTTGGTAATCTTTATAGCAGTGATTCCAAATAGCCACCCAATCAGGACTGGATTCGAGATCTTTAGTGTCAGGAGTTACTACAAACTTAGGAAGATGCAGGATTTCAGTTACTTTGGTAGTACCGCTGTTATAAATCCGCTCAACTATGCTTGCTAATGGGGCCATAGTTTGCGCGATGATTGCATCAGTATTACCAGTTCTCACTGCTGGTACTCTGAATTCCATTAGTCCTGTAGAATTGAAAAGAGCCAGATAGAGAAGATAATTCTCAGTACTTGAGAGTTCTCCTTCTATCCAGCGTGGACATATTTGTAATAGTCTTGCTGTTGGTATATCGAATATTGGATGATGTGATTCACGGGCAGTTAGATACACTGGTATATGTTCACAGTTGTATTCAACCCCACTGATACTGCATAATATTCTAGCCATAGGGCTTACTCACTTTCTTGGTTAGTTATTGTTAGTACTACTTGTCTTGCGCTTGTTAGAACTATTGTTACTGCTTTAACTGAGGATATTTAATTTCCAATTCTTCAATACGTTTCTTACAATAATTAATCGTGATTTCCATTGTAAGCGTAGGTAATATGTTTGTCCAGTAACTATAAAAATTTACTGCTTCTTCCCAATTACTTTGCTCCTGTTTAATTTTATACCAGTCGTTAGACATTTTAATCTCCTAGTAATAATTATTAGACAGTATCATTTTTAATACCATCCCGACAGTTCACTCTGTTGATGTTACTGATTCCGAATCCAGAATGAACTATCAGAAAATACTAAACTTTAGCTGTATCTTTAGCTCGATTAAGTATATCAATCATAGCTTGATTAGTCTCACTAATTGGCATTTCAGTCACAGTACTTATTGTGTATGTAAATGCGCGTCCGTAATGATGAATCAGATTCGCAGTGTATAGTACTAAATCTTCCCGCTCAGTAGTTAGAATTGCACTGTCATTGTAACTTGCTATGAATTTTTGGCCAGTCTCATTATCTTGTACTAGCAGTGTAAATAATGGCTTAGATGGGCGAATGATTTGTATTGGGGAAGGCATGATTTGGATTCCTTAAGCTGGATAACGTTTGATGTGAATAGTAACTTCTTTTACATTACCTAGATTGTCAGCCAATTCATCCATGATTTTAACTGTCAGATCATCTAACGCCGGAACAAGAAATATAATAGAACTAGTTACTGTGATATTTTCGCCATTATCAAGTTTAATAACTGCTTCTGCTGTTTGAGTGAAACCTTCTTTACCTGCCATGGTTGTTACTCCAGTTAGTTATATGATTGTTACTTGTCTTGCTGTTTTCAGACTGTTACCCGCGAGTATTACGTGCTGCAAGAATCTGATTGATAGTCTGAATCATATCAGATAAGATTGTCTTAGCTAAATTAGCTTCACAATCTTTCTTTGCATATTCTAGCGAGTCTTTGATAATTGTGAGTTCCGCATTAGAGAACTGATAAGTTGCCATGTTATTATTACCCATTTCAATTTCCTCCTGCGCATGGTTGCATTACTGATGGGTCAATATTACCACATACAAGGGGTGGAGGTAATACTATTACTGGAGGAACAATTACTGGAGTTACTGGAACTAATGGACCGATATGTCCATCATCTTCTACTTCCGGAGGTGGCATATTAGTTCCTACTGCTGAATTCTGCATTGTAGTATCACTAAAATCATCATCAGCAGGAATGCTAGAACCAACTCCACATCCACTGGTACTTGCAGCTATTACTATTGCGATTGCAAGCTTGCTAAGTGTTATGTACTTATTCATTTCAGTTCTCCGATTCCCAGTTATTAAAGTCATCAAAAGTAAAATCCCAGTTTTGAATTACTGGATCAAGTTTATTAAACACATTCAATTGAACTTGTGTTCTTTCATCTAACTGCACACTTGCTACAAACTCACATTCAGTAATTAACCCGGATAGCAGTTGAGTAATTCGTGCGTTTAATTCATTGCTATCTAACGCCATGATTAGTTCTCCAATCCTATAGTTGTTTAAACAATTCAAATGTATTATCTGACTTACTATCATCTTCTAATTCTAGAAAACAGTCAGTTCCATCATTACTATCACTACCGTTAGTGCTACTGCTACTAACATCAACTTGCATACTACTAATTCCAATTGCGCTACTTTCGGGTCCGACATAGTACTTCCCACCTTTCATGAATTCTTCAACTGCTGGCATATTCTTACTATCTACGTCCGGATGATTTATCATCCAAGTAAGCTGGTCATTTACTGCATCATCCATTTGTGCGGAGTTATTGTACTTACCTTCAAAGCTACTTACTTCCTCTGCATTACTTCCTAATGATTCCAGGCTGATTGCAGATTCTTTCCGCTTACCTGTTGCTACATATGCGGATTTAGCTATTCCCTCACCTATCTCAAAAGCTTTAACTCTCAGCTTCTTATAATAATCTAGCAATGTAGGATCAAGACCTGCTAATTGATCTCCCCGTCTTGCACAGTCCATTATATCTAACAGTGCAAATATCTCATCACTAGAGATACTAGGTCTGAACTTATCAACTTCTTTAACTTTACTCATAATGAATGATTCCAAGGTTATATTCCGGGTTGCCTTTTGGCTTTCTGACCAAGACGACACAATACCATGAAACCAATTGGTTCGTCAAGCCCTCTCCCTCCATCCTCCATTCTCATTCGGATTCTGATTATAACCTTACTGCTGTGTTATATGTGACTAATAAGAGCTATATACTGTACTATCTAAAGGCCTCTTTTTAACCCATAACAAAATTAATAAAAGAATAAAATTCATTATTTTAATACACCTGAAAAGAACTAACTAGAGAGAAGCAAATACAGGTACTGCTAACTAGTGAGATGTATAGAAGTAGTTAGGTAACTATCTGGAATCCATGCATCCGGATGGCAGAGGGACCGTGCATCAGATACCAATTGGTTTCTTGGTTTTCTGGTCCCTTGGTTTTCCTGCCAAAAGGTGAATCCGACATAGAGTACTCAGTTCCATACAACAGTTCTAAGTACTCTATAGCTGAATCACATCAATTAATTCCAATTATGATAATTATACCAAAACATATCACTAGGAATCATTATCATATTACCAAATCCATCATCAGCGTTTGCTAGTTCATTAGCACGTACGAATCTAATATATTTAAATACTAACATTATCTAATCTCCTAATTAGGTATTCCTATAGTGTTACAGCAAATCCATCAGATCAACTTGTTTCTCCGATTCTTCTACCATCTTATTCAATCGTGCAACAAACCTACTAGCAAGTACATCCCCAGCAACTAACCCAAGTGCATTAATCAATGACTTACAAACCTTAGGTTCATAACTAGTTTTCCCGCCTGCGAGCGCTGCAATCTTAACCTTAAATGCACCAACAGCTTCCAATACTTTCGCACTCTCGCTATCAGTAGGAATTTCACTAACTCCAAGTTTCTCACCCAACAGCATAGCCAATTGATCAGCAAGAGTACTATCAAACCATGCACCAACTGATTCTTTAGTCAATCTTCCTGATTCATCACTGGATTCCAAGTACTCCAAGATTGCAGGGATACTAATACTATCAGTACTGATACTAACCACATTATTCCCTGCATCCAACATTTCCCGTACCATCTTATCTTGTACCCCATGCAAATAGCTAATCAGATGTGGAGCCAATGCATGCATGTTATCTTCAATATTCTGAGCAACAAGTACTGGCAAGCTGACACATTTACTTTCCCGCTTGATATTAAAGTACGGGGAATTCTTATCATTACAAGTCTTCCAAGTTACCTTACTAAGCCTCTGACCAGTGAATGGCTTGTTCTTACCATCATAAGTTACAACAGAGTGATTCAGGTTATCAATAATGCTCATGGTATGTATTCCTTTAGTTAGTGTATGAGTTAGTTACTTCTTACTTTATCTTGCTCGGAGTTCTTCCCCCTTACCTTATATATAGCAAACACTGTGCCAGCTACCTGAAAAAACTAAAATCCTCAATGTAATCAATGACTTACATAACTTCCCTGCAAAACCCTGTATGGCACGATTCCTGCTTACTGACAAAAACTGTCACTATCATATGACAATTCTTGTCACCCCACTGACAAAATTCGTCACTGTATACATGTACAGTACTAACAACCTGAATGAGAATCATTCTCAATACTTCCACTGATCCCACACTAGGTGTACTACTACACTACTACACCACTGTACTACCTCACTACCACAGTACATTACTACCTCACTAACCTACCGGGGGGCATGACCCTTTTTAGTTTCACACGCGACTGGTATTCCTATGGCACCTACTCAAAATTACTAAACTTTTTCAAAACTCACTATCTCGTATGTTGTTAGTTCTCACAGCAGATATAATTACAAGTACCAGATGCATACTATTTTCTGCAAAATTTTTTAGGAGTCGCAATCATGAGCGCAATTACTAATGGCCAAGTGGTGAGAGGTGCAACTGAAGAAAGAGCACTTAAGTTACTAGGTTCTGGATGTGGTCCGGAAGTAGTAGCCACAGCAGTAGGAGTTTCGGTAAGTAGAATTAGTCAGTTACTGTCTGAGCCAGAATTCGCAGCAGCAGTTAGTGAACTTAGATTCCAGAATCTTCAGAAACATAATGAAATGGATTCTAAGTATGATACAATGGAGCAGAAGTTACTAGATCAATTACAAGATGTACTTCCACTAATGATGCGGCCGATGGAAATACTTAAGGCAATTCAAGTAATCAATGCTGCTAAGAGAAGAGGTCAGAGTGCGCCAGAATCTATCACTCATCAGAACACTGTAGTTAATCTTGTAATGCCAACTCAAATTGTACAACGTTTTGCAACTAATATCAATAACCAAGTAATTAACGCAGGTAATCAAACACTAGAAACTATGCAATCTTCTCAAATGCTAGTAACAGCGAAAGCTAGAGAGATAGCAAGATTAGGAGAAAGTAATGACAAATACAACAGTTCCTCAAGTACAGTGCTCACCTCAGCAACAACAGAAAGCTGATATCTCTGCAAGGCTTATCGCTGCTAATAACCAACGTGCGCTTGAAATGCTATTACGTATTCAATCCCAAGTAGAAGCTAATACAGTTCTTAGTATAACCTCTGTAAAAGGCCGGAATTATGAATAAGTTATTTGATTCTCTTGGAGGTTCTAAAGAGGAATATGAATCCCTCAGGACTGCACAATTAGAAGCATTGGCCGCTACTACAGTAGAAATTACATCTGCTGAAATACCAGAACAAGAACTAGTGCAAGAAGCTACATTTGAATCTGCGCAAGTACATGAATTAGCTAGTAAGTCTCTAGATTTCTTAGGAGCATTAGCAGCACCACTCAGTTTTGTATTCTGCTTCCCTCCAGTATTCATATCTGTATGGCTTTGGTTACTATCCTTTATCAAACAACCTCGCACATTTCCACAATTAGCACTGGGACTTCCACGAGGATTTGGTAAGACTACTGTAATTAAACTATTTGTACTGTATTGTATTCTATTCACTAATAAGAAATTCATACTAGTAATCAGTAACACCAGCAAACTAGCTGAGAATATTATATTCGATATTGCCGCTTTTCTAGATGAACCAAATATCATTAAAATCTTTGGTGACTGGAAACTAGGTATGATTCAGGATACACTAGGACAAAAGAAGTTCGGATTCAGAGGTAGGAATATAGTACTGTGCGGAATTGGTGCTGGTACTTCTCTTCGTGGACTTAATATTAATAACACTCGTCCAGATGTAATGATATTTGAAGATATACAAACTCGCGAAGATGCGGATTCAGAAGTAATATCTAGTGCATTAGAGACTTGGATGGTAGGTACTGCAATGAAAGCTAAGTCTCCTACAGGTTGCATGTTCCTGTTTGTAGCTAACATGTATCCTACTAAATGGTCCATACTTAAAAGACTTAAATCTAATCCTAATTGGACTAAATTCATTGCAGGTGGTATTCTTGCAGATGGCACATCTCTCTGGGAAGAGCTACAACCAATAGAACAACTTACACGTGAATTTGAGAATGATCTCTCTATGGGTAAGCCAGAGATATTTTATTCTGAAGTTCTGAATGATGAGAATGCAGCAGCTAATAATCGTGTAGATTTCTCTAAAATTCCGCCAGTCGATATACAATTAGGACTCGATATAGCAGCAGGTAATTTCATTCTCATTGATCCTTCTGGTATGAAACGCAAAAGTGATGAATGTGCTATTGGATATTTTGAAGTACATAATACTAAGCCTGTATTAATGGAACTTACCAGTGCTCGTCTGAGTCCTGGAGATACCATTCGTCAAGCACTTACCTATGCATTGCGAAATAACTGCAAATTAGTCTGTATTGAATCAGTAGCTTATCAAGCATCTCTCTGTTACTGGTTCGAAGTTATATGTGTGCAACTTCAAATTACTGGTATCCACTGTGTAGAAGTATATCCGGGCGGATTCAGTAAGATATCTCGTATTCTTTCCATGTTCAAACTGTATCAAACTGGCGAGGTACAAGTTAATCAGAATCTTCGCGCACAAGTACATGCACAGATCACTAGTTTTAATCCATTAAAAGACAATAACACTGATGATATTCTTGATCTTCTTTGCTATGCTCCTAAGGTTCTAGAGATGTATGAGGAATATGTAGTAAATAATGGAATACTTGTAGAACAAGAGATCGGCTCATTAGATTTAATAGAGCATAACAGCTGTTTTTAATACCAATAATTACCCACATCCAAAAGGAACTATCATGGCCGGAGCCGGACTTAATACTGCAAGTACTCCTGTACTCCTGAGTAAGAATACACAAGCAGGACTTCTCGATTTTCATCGTCAGTGCTATCAACAGTATAACTCCCAGTGGAATCTTCGGGAACAAATGCGTGATATTGATCTAGCTTATGCCCGTGAAATGGACCTAACTGTAGAAAATCAGCGGGCTAAAATAGCTAATCGCTACGGGGATAAAGATAGATTCCAGAATATCACTATTCCTATCGTAATGCCACAGGTAGAAGCAGCAGTTACGTATCAATCATCTGTATTTCTAACTGGGATTCCACTCTTTGGTGTTTCTGCTTCTCCTGAATGGGAAAATGAAGCTCTGCAAATGGAAACAATTATAGATAATCAAGCCACTCGTGGTGGTTGGACTAGAGAACTTACAATGTTCTTCAGAGATGGGTTTAAATATAATATTAGTGCACTAGAATGCTGCTGGGCTAGAGAAGTTACATGGCTTCCGGAAACTAATATCAGTTTTGATCCTAAAATTGCTAAGCCTAAAGAAGTAATTTGGGAAGGTAATAAGCTCAAACGCTGGGATATGTATAACACGTTCTTTGATAACAGAGTTAACCCAGCAGAGATGCATCTTAAAGGGGATTTTGTAGGGAATACGGAAGTAATGTCCCGCATAAGACTTAAACAGTTCATTAATTCTCTACCTGATGCTAGACTTGAGAATATTAAAGAAGCTTTTGAATCTGGTATGGGAGCAATCAGTATTAGTACTGGTGCTTCTGGAGGTATTGAGAATTACTATGTACCACAGATTAATCCAAGAGCTATGCTTACTCCTGCCCTGCAGGGAGCATTTAACTGGGAATCTTGGGCAGGTGTTTCTGGGGCTAAGCAAGGCATTGAATACAAGAACATGTATGAAGTAACTACCATGTACGCTCGTATCATGCCTTCTGATTTCAATATGAAGCTTCCAGAACAGAATACTCCGCAGATTTGGAAACTTATATTTGTAAACCATCAAGTACTTATCTATGCAGAGCGTCAAACTAATGCACATAACATGTTGCCTGTCTTGTTTGGGCAGCCGTTGGAAGATGGACTTGGATATCAAACGAAATCACTTGCAGATAATGTGAGTCCAATTCAGGATATTACTAGTGCGCTCTCAAATAGTACTATTGCTGCAAGAAGACGTGCTATTAGTGATCGTACTTTATATGATCCTTCCCGAGTTACAGAAGCACATATTAATAACGCTAATCCAAGTGCTAAAATTCCTGTACGTCCGGGTGCGTATGGTAAGCCAGTATCTGATGCTGTACATGCATTTCCATTTAGAGATGATCAAGCTCCTTATGTAGCACAATTGATGCAGCAATATGGTGCAATGGCTAATATGATATCTGGCCAGAATCCTGTGCGACAAGGTCAATTTGTAAAAGGTAATAAGACCACATCTGAGTTTGATACTGTAATGGGTAATGCTAATGGCAGAGATCAGATGATAGCAATGGGATATGAGAGTCAGATATTTACTCCATTGAAAGAGATATTGAAAATTAATACTCTTCAGTATCAAGGTGGAATTAGTTTATACAATCGAGAGAAAAAGACTGATGTTAAAGTTGATCCTGTAGCATTACGTACAGCTGTCATGCAATTTAAAATGTCTGATGGTCTTACACCTACAGATAAGATTATGGATTCTGATATGCTGGCAGTAGCATTACAGCAGATTGGATCTAGTCCAGTAATTGGTGCAGGTTACAATATAGCTCCAATGTTCAGCTATCTGATGAAACTTAAAGGTGCTGAACTTACTCCATTTGAAAAGAGTCCACAACAACAAGCATATGAACAAGCAATGGGACAATATCAACAAATGGTTATGCAATTGTATAAACAGAATCCTGAACAAGATCCTGCAATGCTTCCACCTGCTCCATTACCGCAACAATTTGGATATGATCCAGCTAAACAAGCAGGTTCTCCTGCAACAAATGAACCAAGTACTATAACATCGGAGCAGCCACAATGAGTGTAATTATTGAAAATGAGTTTACTCAGTATTCTCAAACTAATCAAGAACAACTAGCTGGTATGACGCTAACCACTGATCAACATCAGTTCATACAATCTCAAATAGCGATGCTTGCACAGTCTAGGTTAGCATTAGTACCTGACCCAAATAACTATGCAGATTTTATTCAATCAGAAGCAAATTATAAAGGTCAGATGGAAGCATATAAATATCTATTAGATTGTCATGCAGCAGCACAAGAGCAATTATTAGCGTTAGCACAAGCGCAACAAGCAACTTCGTAATACAACCTCCAGTAGTCTCACATCTTAATATAACTCTTTAGGAACTTAATCATGAGCATCTTACACAAACTGTTTGGCAATTCGACTCCTCAACATCTCTCTCCTGCACAAGGAGCTAATCCAGCTATTCAAGCACAAGTAGCTCAACAACAAGCACAGCCAACTCCGGGTAATATCCCTGCAGTTAACAATATGCCTGCTGATGCTAATAATCCTACTGTTCCTGCTGCGCCTGAAGGTCTGGATAAGTACAAAGATATGTGGAATGTTAAACCTGAGGATATGCCTAAACCTCCAGAATCTGCATTTGCTGGTGTAACTCCTGAAGCTATTCAAGGTGTTGCAGCTAAGACGGATTTCTCTAAAGTAGTTACTCCTGAAATGATGCAAGCTATCTCTGCTGGTGGAGAAGGTGCGGTTGCGGCTACACTGCAAGCTATGAATGCGATGGCACAAGATACTTATGCACAGTCTGCACAAGCTTCTATTAAGCTGATTGAAAAAGCTCTTGATAAACAACGAGAGGAGTTTCAAGCAGCATTGCCTAACATGATTAAACAACAAAACGTAACTAATAACCTGCGTAGTTCAAATCCTATCTTTAATCATCCAGCTGCTGCACCTATGTTGGAAACCCTCCAGAAACAAATGCAACTTAAGAATCCTAATGCTGATGCTGCTACCATTCAGAAGCAAGCAGAAGAATTCTTAGTAAGTTTTGCAACTGCAGCTAATCCCCCAAAACAAGAGAAACAAAAAGTTAACGTATCTGAAGATTGGGAATCATTCTAATCTAATTTAGTATCATTCGTAGTATTTTCTAACTCTTAAAGGATATATCATGTCTTATGTAAAAGCACAAACCCGAGACAATGGCTTCGTTCGTGATGTTAGTAACGGCGATGTTGTAGCTCAGGGTGAAGTAATTGGTGTACTTAGTACTGTTGGCGCAGGTGCACTTACTGCTGCACTGATTACTGGATACAGTCTTATTTCTCGTACTGGTCCTGTTGGTGCTTATGCTGATACGGTAGCTACGGCTGCTGATATTATCGCTGCACTGGCGGTTAATGGTCAGACCCCTAATCCGGGCAGTACTCATCGTCTGCGTATTCTGAATACTGTAGCCTTTATTAATACCATCACTGCTAACACTGGTGTAACTCTTAGTGGCACTACTGCGATTGCAGCAAGTAGCTGGAGAGATTTCTTGGTAACTCTGGTGAATACCACTAATGCAAGTATTGGTGTAGGTAATACTACTAATGCCAATGCAACCATTACTGGTCTTTCGCAGACTGCACTGGGGCTTATTACTCCGGGCATGACTGTAACTGGCACTGGTATCGCAGGTGGTACGACTGTTATTGGTGTTAACCTTACGGCTGGTACTGTAACTCTAAGTGCTAATGCAACTGCTACTGGTGCAAACGTAGCATTGACCTTCAGCCCAACTGTTAGTATTGCTGGTATCGGTGGTGGTCCAGTCTAAGTAGTCTGGTAGTACAACGTAACAACTTTTAAATCCAATTCTAAGGAATCCTATTATGTCTACCGGTCTGTTTACTACTAATAACCTCACTGCTAATCTGGCTAAGCTGAGTTTTGCTGGGCTTATTACGCGTCTGATGCCACAAGGCGCTGCTCCATTGTTTGGCATGACTTCTATGCTGGCATCGGAAACAGCAGTACAAGTTGAACATGGCTTCTTCACGAAGACTATGCTCTTTCCACAAATGACTCTTGGCGCAGGTGGACAAACTGCAACTGATACAGTCTTCACTGTTACTAGCACTGCTAATATCCTTCCGGGTATGATCATGCGTGTTGATTCCAGTTTCGAGAATGTGATTGTTAATAGCATTCTGTCTCCAACTCAGATCAATGTGAACCGTGCTGTTGGTTCTACTCCTGCTGCAGCAATTGCAGGTTCTGTTAATCTGTATCAAGTTGGTAACGCATTCGAGGAAGCTTCTCTGCGTCCTAATGCACTGAACATTAACCCTGTTCGCATCACTAACTTAACTCAGATCTTCCGTAATAGCTGGGGTATTTCTGACACCATCCGTGCTACTCTGATGATTGCAGGTGAAAGTAATCAAGCAGAGAGCAAGCAAGATTGTGCAGCTTTCCATGCAGCTGATATTGAGAAAGCACTGTTCTTTGGTCAGAAGTCTATGGGTACTCGTAATGGTCAGCCATTCCGTACTATGGATGGTTTGATTAACATCATTGGTAACCTGAGCTACTACCCAAGTATCTACAGTGCTGCTAACATTAACGTAGCTGGCGGTACTACTAACTACACGCAACTGGAAGGTTTCTTGGATCCAGTATTTAACCAGTCCACTGATCCTAAAGTAGCTAACGAGCGTGTTCTGTTTGTTGGTGGCACTGCGAAGAAAGTAATTAATACCATTGGTCGTCTGAATGGTACTTACTTCATCAGCGAAGGTCAGACTTCTTACGGTCTGCAATTCGGTAGTTTCAAAACTACTCGCGGCCAGTTCCGTATGATTGAACACCCACTGTTTAATACTAACCCAAGCTGGAGTAAGATGGCAGTTGCAGTTGATCTGTCCACCTTCCGTACTGCTTACCTTGGTGATCGTAAGACGCAACATAAGTCTTTCAACGGTGATCGTGATAATGCTGATGACAATGGTATCGACGCAGTTGGCGGTACTCTGACTACGGAAATGACTTGCGTAGTTAAGAATCCACCAGCTAATTCGGTAGTGTATAACCTGACTGTTGGTGCTGCTGGCTAATACCTAGATAGCGTTAGCTTGTTAGGAATATCAGTTGGCAGATCTGATCGAAGAAACTGCCCCGAATACCTGTAACACAATCTTATAACTCTTGGAGAATTACCATGATTAGCAAAATCTTTAAATCGGCACTTCCTTCTTTCAGCTTCCATTTCAAAAATGGTATGACTGCTGTATTCATCAATGGTCGTTTCATGACTAGTGAAGAAGATCAGATTAAGGAACTAATGCAAGAAGTTAAACAAGTAGGTGTAACTCGCAGTTCGCATCCTTATATCTATGTGGATGAAACGGATTATGAAATTGACTCGAATGCACTGTCGCCAATGGAAGTTGTAAGATTGAAAGCACGTGAAGAAGCTCGCGCAGAACTTCTGGCAGAGCAAGAGATGGAACGTGCAAGAGCAATGAATATTAATAATGTATCGAATACTGATTCTGAAGCATTTAAAACTTCATTGGCTAATAGCCGTAACATTGCACAAACTCTGGAAGGTGCTAGTCATCTGCAATTCCAGAAAGCTCCAGAAGTTAAAGTTGGTGTAGTGCCTACTACTAATCCACTTGCAGGTGAAACTCTGGCTCCTCAAGTAGTTGTTCCAGTAGATCTGAAATCTGAAACTGGTGTAACTATTCAAGAGTCAGCTGCAGTAAATGCACCTACTGGTGATGATGCTAAAGCTAAACTTGCTGCAATGGCAGCTAACATGGCAGCTAAGAAAGCTTAATAACCTATGAACGCCTTACTCACCAGCTTATTTAATGATGTAATACTTCTTACAAACAGACCTGATCTGGTGGGTGAGACGTTGTTAGCTATTCGTACAGCTACGATTAAAGCTCACAGTTCAGATTATTTTTATAAAGATATATTTGAAACTGGAGTAATGTTTGATACTTCAGTAGCTCAACAAAGTTTAGATTACAAAACATTAGTACCAAAATGGCGAGCACTTAAATATCTTCGTACCTATGATGCAAGTACTACACCCGGAAGTCCGGGGGATTTTGTTGAGATAATAACTCCAGAACAAGTACTTGATTCATACAGCGCAAATAGAGAAGGGGTATGTTATGTTGCTGGGCAGAGTCTACAAATAAGAACAAGAGCAGCTCATCAATATTATTTAATTGGATGCTATATATACCCAGATACTGGAACTGAAACCTATAGTTCTTGGATAGCAGAAGAACAATCAGCAGCAATTGTTTATGAAGCAGCTGCTACAATATTTAAAACTATCGGTTACGACGAACAGTTTGCAGCGTACCAAGGATTAGTAGCTGCACAATATGCTGAATTGAAAATTACAAACATAATAGCTAATGGCTACTAAGGGGAATTAAAATGGGAGCAACCGTTTGGAGTCCTAATGATAAATTTTTAGCTGAGTCTAACGCCACTGGCACAGTTAAACAAGAACAGCAAGTAGCTATTGCAGGACAAACAATTTTTAATCTTGTTACTTTTGCGTTTGTTGCGAATACTGGGTCACTCACAGTATATAAGAATGGTAAGATACTTACTCGTACAGAAGATTATGTAGAAGTCAGTAACGTAGGAATAGTACTTACTGCTCCTGCAACAGTAGGAGATGAGATTCTTTTTGTTGGTTTTGTTGGTATTACAGGTAACGCATTAATTGATTCCATACTTCGTGCGGATCTTTTGAATTCAAGTGGTTCTGCGATTATTGGATATATTCTTGGAGCTACGGGTTCTAGATTCAGATCAATACAAGAGAAGTTGCGAGAAGATTATAGTGTGTTTGATTTTATGACACAAGCGGAAGTATTGGATGCACTCGCAGGAACTCAGTTACTCAATCACACAGCTTCAATACAAGAAGCAATTGATTGGGGAGTTCTTAATGGAGGTAATCTTATATTCCCGTATGCGAAGTATAATGTAACTAAACTACAAGTCAAAGATGTAATAAGTAATTTTTCCGTTACTATGGATAATTGCTATATTTTTGGCATGGGGCTGTCTGCGGAAAATGCAATATTTGAAGTTGTTAATTGTGTAGGTTTTAACCAATTAGGTGCTTGTACTATTCACGCGCAGAATAGTGCTAATTATACTTATGGACATTTTGTTAAAGTACAAGCAGGCACTTCGCAATCTAGCACAAGAATTAATATTTACAATGTAACAGTTCGGAATGCTAAAGAAGCATTTGGAGTTGGGGAATATAACGTAGATTTCCAATGTTCAGAACTTGCTTATTATGGCTGTAATGCGTTTGCTTGTCCTATAGCTTTACGCGGGGGCGGGTCACAAACTGGTGCTAGTTTTATTGGATGTAATTTAGTTGCTGAGACAAATGTAATATTAGGTGGGCCGTTAAAAAGTGCTATCTTCGAAGGTGGATTTTTCTATATTTCTGGAGGTGAGTTAGTACAAACTATTAACGCAGCAGGTAATTGTGCTATTGAAGTGCGGCCTTGTCAAAGTGTTACTTACGGAAATCCGTATGCAATAGTTAAAGTAGGCAATGCGCATATTGAAAGTTCTGCTGTATTGTTATTAGTGAATAATCCACGCGGTCTTGCAACTCCTTACTCTTTACTTTCTTCCATAGCATTTAGTAATGTAAGTGGTTACATTCCAAGCGCAGGTGTAGTTAATGTTGTGGATAGTACAGGTGATAATAGTTACGCAGGTAAAATAGCATTTAATAATGGTACTTCTTTCTACGGTGACACAGACGTTAATAGAGCAGTTGCACATATTTATCTTGGTACTAATACAGTACTTGATATAGATGGCACTCC